CAATCCAAGCACCTAAGCCACCAGTTTCACGAGCTGTCGCCGCTGCGCCTGCTACGGAAGCATTATTTAGAAGCATTGTTGCTTCTAGGTCCCTACGAATTTCTTTTCCGCGCTTAGCTAGTTGGTAACTTAATTCGTTGGTTCGGCCGGCAGTGTCTTGGTCTGCAAGGTTGTCTGCAACGATTGTGGTTCTACGCAAGATCTGTGTGTAGTTACCTTTTCGAGTAGTCGCCGCTGTTGCGTCGAATGCTGTCACATCGTCGCCGTCAATCTGCGCCGTAGTCTGAACGGCTGAAAGACTATCTTCCTGCCACTCGAAGTAAGTGTTGGTCACATTTTCTGAGCCAACGTTAGAAATGAAAGGCGTTTGTTCGGGCGAAATATTTTGGATAATATTCGAAAGTTCTTCTCGAATACCAACCGCCGAATAGCCGGTAAATGTGTTTGCTACAATAGCCATTATGGCCTCCTATTACTTAGTAACGTGTTAATTGCAGCCGCTGCGTCTTGCACACGGCCAGTCTGTTTTACGCGCTGAAGCGCTTGTGTTTGTGCCGCTTTCGGTTTTGGCTGTGAGTTTCGAGAACCAGTTCTAAGTGTCTTGGACTTTGGCTTAGGCTTAGTCTTTGCCTTAATTGCGCGAGTTTGTCCTCGATCATATAACATGGCTTTTCGAGCTAACTTCACAAGCGAAGCATTTGCTAGTCCACTTACGTCTTCCTCAGTAAAACCTTCGTTTATGAGAAAGTCACGTAACTCTGTAGCTTCCTTTTTGGCGACTTTAGTATCGCGCCATTCAGGTATGAGGTCAGGCAAGATCTGTCTTTGTTCATCAACGTATCGAGCGTGCATTTGCGCGTTCCTCTCTTCGTTAATTCTACTCATTCTTTCTTGCTCTTGGCGTACAGCTTCCAGTTGACCTTTACGTTCTTCCTTCTGCTTATTCCATTGACGCTCTGCTTTCGCTGCCATCACGGGGTCTGTGTCATACAGTTTATCCCAATCCGGCTCCTGTTCCGCTGGTTGGTTCAACCGCTCTTCCAAAGCTGGAAGTAGTTGAGCATATTGAGCACGTTCACGCTCGACTTCTTCGAATTGAGCTTGCATATTACGTTTTGCGTCAGCTAACTCTTGCGTCTTACGTGTATAATCTCTCTGTCTTAGGTTTCCACGTCGGAGCTCTTCAACTGTAATCTCTTCACCGTCTACCTCCACAGTATGTGCAAGTATGTCAAAAGATTGGTCTTCGAGTTCTTCAGTTTCCTCTTCGACTTCAAGTTCGCCTTCCGTTTCAGCTTCTTCTAAAGAAACTTCTTCTTCAGGCATTTCGGCTTCTTCGACAACTTCTTCTTGTGTCTCTTCGGCCTCAAGCGCGTTCGGCTCCGTTACGTTATCCTCTTCGGGCGTAAGTAGTTGCCTAATTGCATTTTGTGCTGAATGCAGATCATTCCCTTGTGGGTTGTTGACTTCTGACATCAAATTATCTCCTATTATGCGACTATTTTGCTTTTATTTCAATACTCGCGTTATCAATCATTGCACGCAGTGCCTGCCTGACGGCTTCAACACCACGCAATTTCATATAAATAGCCTCACGGCCATCCTTATCGCCAATGTCAGTTAATTCAAACTGTAAGTGGCAATCCCCTTTTATTTCATCAAGCATTCTATTGAAATCAACGTCATCCAGTAAGCGTTCAGCATACCGGCCGTCGTCAATAATTTGTTGCTTACTCTTCGTCATCTATAGACCCTTTAATTATGTCAGCCTGAGATTTCATCACTTCTCTGTTAATAGCTAAATCAGATCTAATCTTTTCGACGTTAAGTTGTGTGCCATATTTAGCTTGCATTTCTTCAGCTTTTACAAACAAATCTGCATCCAGCTCGTCACGCTTACGATCATCTTCCATAATCATTTTCTCGCGTTCTAACTGTAGCTCAGCCGCTTTCTTTTGTATGTCTGCCTGTATTTGCTGTATTTGAACCGCGATAAGTTGCTCGTTAATGTCTGGCTTCTCTTCTTGCTGTGGAGGCTGAAACTGGGCTGGGTCACTCCAGAACTGTGACGTATCTTTAAAGCCAGCTAACTCAGTCATAGACTTTAATGTATTAGCTAGTTTATTTATGTCAGTCAGTGGGTTGATTGCGCCCATAGTTTGCATTGCTTCTTTCTGCATTTCGCCAATCTGGCGCAACATCATCATGCGCTCGCTATCTGAACCACGACCAAGCGCCACGTTTATAGATACATCCATGTTGGAATTCCATACACGAGGATCAATTGGCACAAATTCATTTGTAAGGCGAACCATCCTAGGGGCGTCTTGGTGCGTGGTTATTAAGTATAAAACAATTTGATACAGGCGCTTCATGCCTGTCTCAGCAAAAATTCTAGCAATCATTTCTATGTGTTGCTGCGCCGCCGTAACGGTAGCGTTTACGGCTGCCGCTGTAGAAGACTGTAAAGCTGAAGCATCTAAACCGGCAGATGCCTTAGATATGCCTGTACGTGCCTCTTTGACTTCATCCATATATTGTAAAACTGGAAATGCCTGTTGACCAACAAACGGCATAGAAAGTGGCTGAACCTGACCGGCGCTTCTTTGCCTGATTATGGCGCCTACCTCAGTTGATAAGACGTCGTCTAAATTTACCATGCCTTCAGTCACGGCAACCCGTGGGTGAATAGACATAGCTAAGCTATCTAACGTGTTACGCATGATGTTAGACTTAATGCGCTGGACGTCGGCTACGGCGTCAGCGATTGACATACCGTAAAAGTCGTGGGCTTCTGGATCTGGGCAAAACGACGCAAACGGGGCCATACCACAAGGCTCGTTAGCTAAAATTTTATTGCCGTCGCCGGCTGTGCATATCTTTCTGAGCTCTGCAATGCCGTCCATGTCGTAATCGACTTTTATGTAGTTTTCGACGTATAAGACTTTTTTCATCGCGTCGTCGTCACGCTCATTCATCTCATTGGCTAAGGCTGGGTTACGTGTAGTTCTTTCGACGTTTGTATTCATGTCGTCGTGAGCTGACGCTAATGATGAAACATCGTCGAAGTCATAGCCCATAGACACAAGCTCAGACACTGTGACGATACGCCGGTGTGCTACATAGTCACTTTGCTCGATAGACTTTGCCTCACGTGAAATAAGAAACTCTTCACATGGTACAGCTTCTAATTTTACACGTCCGTCTGGGTGCGTGTAAGTAACTCTAACAGCGTGCATCATGGGAGGCGGTATCATTTCGCCTGTCATCTGATCCATCATGGGTTCACCCATAGGCTCAGACGCGACTATTTCTACGTCAGCGGCTGGGTCAGCCATAAGAGCGTTTAGAGCGTTATCGTCTAATCCACTTAAATCGTGTGTCTCGTATTTTGTTCTGTCGTCCCAATAACATTTTAAAATACCGACTTTACGTATTAATGCATCTTTAAAAGCTGCGTGGAGCTCCACAAAGCCATTATTGTCTCTATTAATAATAAAATTTGCATACTCTGTAGCCTGCTTGGCTGCCGCTACATCTTCTGGACCCTGAGGGGCATACTCAACTGTTCGCTCAGTAGAATTAAAAATACGCATCAAAGATGGCATGATAGCCTGCACGGTATCTCGTACATCCATGCTGACAACTTGGCTGCGCCCGTCTTCCTCGTTGCCAAACGGCTTACCCTGATAATACTCAGTAGCAGATGCTCTGACCGGAGATACCCAGTTATCCGAATAGTCGATTGCGTCGTCGATCTCTTTGCCAAGAATGCCTTGGAGCTCGTCGTCGCCCATTACCTCAGGATTTAATTCAGCTTCGAGGCTTTGCGCTAATTCGTTTATTTCTTTTTCCATGCTATTCACCTTCCAACTGGGATAACAAACCCATGCCGGCAATGCCAGCCATTATATTTGGGTCATATACGTCTTTTAATTTTGCAAACCGACTTTTTATTACCGCCGGATCGTTAGCAGTTCTGTCAACTAACATGATGTTACTTATGTTTTCTTTTGTAAAAGGAGTATCAATACCAACTCTACCAACTGATTTAGTCATGCCTTCTATAAGATTAATATAAGGAACATTAGTGTAGCCTTTATCTGTAAGTTCTTTTCTAAATAAATCAACGCCTGTATCTAAATCTACATTTTTTGCATCAGCATAAGCATTCATAACTTCTCTAACGCCATCTTCAGTTAAAACCGTTTTACCGTCTATGACTTCAGTCATATCAAATCTTAAATCTGGTTTAATTCCAAATTCTTCAAAATCTTTTATTTCAAATGGTTTATCTGTTCTAATTTTTAAAGGAAGAGTTTGACCTTTTACATCTTTATTAATGCTTGGGTTACTTCCTGCAAAATGTTTAAATCTATCTTCAGCTTGAGATGGGCTTCCAAGATGTACGCCTAAACGATCAAAACGACTTGGTATATAATTTAAATTTGTTGCAGATGGCGGCCTGAGCACATTACCCATCATTTCGTTTACTTTCATAAAATGAGCTGCATCTTCGTATTTAGGCATTTTATTTTCAGATTTTACTGGTTTAGTAGGTCTTGCTGACGTTTTTAAAGCCTGTTTTAATCCAAAGCCACTGAGCCCAAGATCTAAACCAGCAAACCCTGTATTTAATGCGGCGTCACTATAGTTGCCGGCTTTAAAATCTTTTCCGGCTTGGCCACCTGACATTATGCCAGCGCTTACAGGCATAATGTTAGCTAGTCCGGCGCTGTCAGCAAATCTGGATAATATATCGCCGCCAACACGTCTGCCGCCGAATAAACTTCTTGATGTATCTTTTCCAATATAAGGCGTGAGTAAGTCAGTCATGTCTTCAGAGAAAGTCGTATCTCTAGGTCTTACTTCTGGGCCAAAGCCGCCAGCTCTGCGAGAAATTTCTGACACTTCATCTAATATAGATTGAGAATAAGGTGGACGTTGTACAGGTAATCTAGCCATTATACTTTACCTTGCTAAATTTATATGTTAACACCTTGTTAAAAGGAGAGAGTAAAATGGAAGAACTAGAAACAATAAGAAACGAAATTACTGCTTTAGCATATTTAACTTGGCCTAATAAAGAAGACTTGCCAAAAGAAGCTGAGGAAGCAATAGACGATATTATGGAATTAATAAAAGACACTATTGAAGACCTCTAAGATAACTTTCTAACAAATCAAACGTATAAGCTTCAGCTCGATCTGCACCTTCGTTCTTTAATTTATCAAAATAGGTAGATGCTTCGTCTACAAATTGTTGATCTATATTCTGGTTTAACCTTGGGTTACCCATATAAGATTTTATATCTTTTGGTAAAGCATCCATTTTACCGGCTGCAATTTTAGGTAAAGCTGTATCCCTTGCGCCTATAATAAATGGTAATTCATTTTCAAAAGTCATACTACCAGTGCCTTCTCTTTTAGGAACAAATGCACCGTAGGATGGGTGGTCAGAACTTTTAATTATACCTGATAAAAGATCTGGCTGGCTCATTCTGTAACCAACGCTCAAGGCTTTTGAGTTTACTAGATCTGGATTAGTAATTGCAAAGCGTGCAGCGCCGACATCAGGTAAACCTAAATCTTGCATTAGGCTGCTATCAAAAAATTTTATAAAAGCTGCACGTCTGCCGCCTTTTTGATTAGACAACCATTCAGCAAATTTTGTTTTATTTTTAAAACTTGGTATATCTTTTATTTTAGGAAATTTATTAGCAATAGCTTCGTCTATTAGTGGAAAACTGTTAGATCCTACAGGGCTAGACTTTAACATCTCTCCATAAGTTTCTGCCATATGTTTAGAAAAATCTCCTGATCTTTCACCCATAGGCATATAACTTAATACAACATCTTCGCCTCTAGCAGCGGCTTCTTTAAATGCATTCGCTTTAGATCTCATTGCTGTGGGCTCAGAAGCCCAAGAACCTCTTTTTATTTGATCCATATATTCAGGACCGCCGTAAGTTCTTACAGGGTTTTCTAATAAACTATCATTTACTTTTTTTATTAATCTATCGTTAGAAGTTCTATCTCCAGCGGCAAAATACATTGTTTTACCCTGTAAGTCAGAAGGGCTAACAGTTTTAGGTTTTATTAAATTACCAAGTAAATCACCTTCAACATTATAATTAAACGGAGCAGTCCTATGTTTATTTATAGAATAACCAGAATAAAGAGCTGGGTCTTTTAGTCTGCTAGTGTCTAATCTGGGCTTTTTAAAATAGTTAGAGCCCTTCATAGTAAAACGTATTATATCGTCTAAAAGACTAGCCATCTAACACTTCCACCTACGTCTAGCAGCTTTTCCACGCTCACCCGTCCAGCCACGGCTACGCGCACAAAAACTTTTCTTTCTGCCTTTGTCTTTTTTAGTCTTAGGGTTTGGAGCCGGCGCTTTAAGGTTCGAACCCGTAGCCCGATTATATTTGGCACGCCCCTTAGCTGTTAAACCGCCCCCACGCTTAACAGAAAGTTTCTCTCCACGGCCAACTGATAAACTGGGGCCCTTCTTACGCTTCGATGGCATTACTTTTTCTTCTTGGCTGTTTTGGCGGCTTTTTTAAATGCTTTGTTACTGGGTGCACCCTTTGCACCTTTCTTACGCATTTTCTCCGGTGTTTTACCGGCTGCCTTCTGACGTTTGATACGTTCACGTTTAGCATGGATATTGGCATATAAGCCGCGCTTTTTAGGCATTACTTTTTACCCTTCTTCTTGTAGGTCATTTTCTTACCTGTTTTCTTAGCAGCTTTCTTTGCCGCTGCCATACCTTTTTTAGAATAGGAATAGTGCTTACCGCCGACTTTAGGCATAATAATCCTCCAAATAAGTTTACCCCATAATACAGCATTTTAACATAAAAGGAACCCCGTGCGTGAGGGGAGGGCTACGCACGGGGGAGCTGAGGAAAAAAGCTCTCGCGGTAAAACTAAAAAAACCGCTAACCTATTGTCTCATTTTTGGCGCAAGTTTTCAATTTTAGTTTTTGTAAGTTATAAAGTCTGTCACCAACAGGAGTAATAAATGCCGTATAAAGATAAAGAACGGCGTAAGATTTACAACAGGTCTTACGGCATGAAATGGTATCTGAAACATAGGGAGAAAGTTTTGGAAAACACTAAAAAAAATGTTCAAAGACATAGAGAAAAATGGTGGGAATTTAAGTCAACATTAAAATGCGAAAAATGTGGTTTTTCTCATCCGGCAGCTATCGACTTCCACCACCCAGAAGCAAAAGGCGACACAAAAGTCAGCAAATACATATCTCACAAACAGTGGAAGCGTGCGTATGAGGAAGCTGCTAAATGCCAAATATTGTGTGCAAACTGTCATCGCATTTTTCACTACGAAGAAAAAAAATAAAAATAATTTGTAAGTTATTGATTTTATTTAAAACTTTTTTTGCAATTTAGTGCATTATTTTACCCTGTTCACTTGACGTTAACAAAATAATAACTATATTAATACTATAAGTTAATTTTTAAAAAATTTTAAAGGAGATAAAAATGTCAGAAGTAGTAACAACCATCGAAGAGATCAAAGACAACGCTTTTACAATTACAGTGGAAGACTGGCGCGGCGAAAAGCAAGTGACTT